GTTCTTGCAGCGCAACTGCCGGAGCAGATGGAGTATGAAACGACTTTAAAGCATCTACAGCATTTTGAGTAGCTTCAGATGATACGGACGGGTCGAGAGTTTTAATATCGAGACTAAAAGCATCATCAAACTTCTTTTGCTTTTTAGCATCTTTAAACTCATCGAGTTTGTTTTGCTCATTCTGCACCTGCAGGTCGGTGAGCTTTGCTCTGTCTTTTGCTACTTCATTATCAATGATAACTTTCCCGATAGAGGCAAACGCATCCCCGAAGTTTTTAGCGGCACTCCCGCCTGTAACATTTTGAATATTTACCCGTTCGGTTTTACCGCCCAAAGAGTCATACCATCCCATTAACTGATCCTCCGCATTGCATCGAGTTGATTTTTATCGTTCTTAGCCTGTACTATCTGTCTGTCGATCAGTGAGCGGCTAAATGCTTTTTGAAGATCGATTTTATTGCGGTCAATCATACTCTGAGATTTTGTATTATTGAGATTGGTTTGTGATTGCTTAAACATCATCTCCAGTCGTGCATTATCTGCTTGTAGCTGTGCGTTTTGCTGTGCCATCGGAGAGTTATTGCGCTCTTGATCCCGTCTCTCAATAAAGTCTCTTACCTTTTTAGCACTTGGGCTGTCACTATCTCTGAGGATATCAGGGACAATATATGTTACCAGTTGAGGATCGATTCTCTCTAACACTTTCATAAGCTCTACATTTTGGCGTAACCGCTCACTGCTCATAGATGTAGATTTCGGTTTCGTCGTGTAGATCAAATCATATTTACCGATCACGAGTGAGTTAGCAACGATAGGTTTGACCTTGCCATCCGGTAGCATCTCAAAATCTACCGATCCGTTAGGATTAGTCTGAGGTTGATTGACAGTAATAAAATCTTGCATATAGTCTTCATCGATGATAGAGACTACTCGCTCAGTATCATAGTATTGCCCGATCATAGAAACCATTTTTTTAACGATCTTTTTCTGTAACCGCTCAGACCCTTTCATAAAACGGCTCAGTCCGACTAATCCGGTTTCGATACGCTGCTCTTGCCCTACTTGGCTCATACGGTTATTGGCGGTTCCTAACATCTCTTTATTCGAGTTTAATAGCTCGCTGATCTGATTGCGGTTATCGATGATTGTAGAGAGTATCTGTTGGATCTGTGCATTTTGGCGAACATCTTTAAATCCTCCGATATTTTCGACCATAACAACCGAATTATCCAAACTGTACTCAGCAGTAAACCCTACGATATCCTCATCGATGAGAGCACCACGCTCAACAAGCAGCTTATTATTTCCTAGCATATTTCCTAACCGAAGCTTTGCATGATTGATCGCATCTTGTAGAGGCATAATATCTCGATACAGTCCCCAGTATCTTATTTCCGCTTTAGCATTGGTATCACGCCCTAAAAACTGTACCTCATACGGGAACCCCTCGAACTCATAGGGGCTTTCCCCTTGGAGCAATATGACTGTTCCGCTCCAAAACACATAATAGAACTTATCTTTTTTAGCTTCCCTATCATATTGCCGATACCACGTATATACCAACAACACACGATCACGGATAGACTCATCCGCATAGAGATCATCTTCGAGCACATCGCTTGCAAAATTGGTGTTATTGAGTTGAGATATTTTATCCTCAGGAAATCCGAGTCCGTATAAATCCTCTTTATCCGTCCAAAATGCACGAGTGAGATAGCGTGCATCTTTATTGTAATCACGGTTTTTAGAAAATGGGTCTAAAAAAGTCTCTTCATGGGGTACGTGGTTGATCTCTACATCTTTATGCTCTCTGCCGAATCTGTCAAACTCTCCGCTTGCTTTGATAGTCAGCTCGGCAACTGCCAGCCCCTCGATGCTCAGTTCATCATCCATAGCATTGACCTGATCGTCATAGTCCGATATTTGGGTGATTGATTTAATGATGGCATTTAGTAAATCAGCTCCGGCGCGATCTCGTTGCTGTGTCCCAAACAGTGTGATCTGTGTTTCGCGCTCTTGCTTAAACCCTAGTATAGAGTTGTTGTGTTTGGCGATTTGATTCTCATACTGCTCAGGCTGTCCCCGATTTGCCAACACATTTTTAATCCAATTATCGAGCTGATCCCCATTATAATACTCACGGGTTTTTCGAGATAACAGTTTAGTTTTTTTAAAATGACGATTCGACTCTCTCAGCCATTCGATGAGCTTAGCAGTATCAGTGAACATATCGGGAACCTAAATAGCAGTAGCGGTGATATCCGATACTACCCCATCGCTATAGGTTCCATCCGCATTTTTCTTCTTTTTGTTGAGAGGGTTCAGTAGTGAGCTGTCAAAAGCATTATCGAGAGAGGTTTGCGCTTTGTCGAGTTTTGATTGGGCGGTTTGATCTTTTTGTTTTTCATAGTTCATTTGATCTTGCAACATCTGATTGCGCTTCTTATCCGACTCATAACTCCCCCATGCTCCGGCTAGAACACCAGTTCCCTGCATAATAGAGCCTACATCCTTGGCATTCAAATTACTCAATCCACTCACTATTCCATCGTACCACGCCGCCATTCTAAACTCCTTGATATGTTGTTTGGTTATTTTTAGGTCTCAACTTTTGACCTATTTTAATTTTGTCTTTTTCGGCTTCATAGAGCTTTAGATAGTGGGTGCTTAGATTTCGCTCTTTAGTATTTCGAGTTGGTTTCTCATGTATCTTAGACATAAACAGAAGCCGTAATGCTTCATGATGTGCTATCGGTATTTCGATATGACAGTTTGTATTTGCCAACTCTTTTGCATATTTATAGACGATCTCGGCAGATACATCATCCATAGGGGTAAAATTAAACAGCACCCTATCATGATCGAATGTATAGATATTTTGTTTATCTGAAATGTAGAAATTCTCAGAGTCAACATAATCGAGTTTTCGAGTACCCCCAATTTTGAGACTCACATTTTTGATAGGAACATACTGTAGATAACACTCTTTTGTACCCTTTTTTATAACCAAAGGCTCTTTAACTATAAAAAATGGTAGGTCAGATTGAATCCCGATATAGCTGCGTTGCAATTTGATAAGCAACTCTTCATTACTCCAATGTTCCGATTTCTCTTGGAGATCAGGGCGCACCTGAGTAATAAAGTCTGCTGCTATCATCCGCTACTCTTTACGATTGTTTTTTCGAGGTAATTTTCCCTCGGGTAATTTTTGGCTGCTCCGTCTCATCTACCACGGGAGTTTCAACGGGTTGCACCGTCTCGTCTACCACGGGAGCTTCAACGGGGTTGAGTGTCTCATCATCCACGCTCAAAAATTCTAATGCTTTAGCAAGTTCATCTTTGAGACGTTCACACTCAATTTTTAGATGTTCAATCTCATAGAGCAGTTCATCTGCATCATGAATCTCGATAGTCTCTACGGATTCATATTGACCGAACCCTTTGACGAGGTTATAGGCAGTACGCTTATCGAGAATAACGATATCCCCATATTCCAAAACAGGCTTAGGGCGTGCCAACGAGGCACTAAACTCTTTCGGCTCATCTCCGACGTATCGGATAGCACTGAGTGGAGAGAAATGTACCTTTTTCATGGCAGCTCCTAATAGTCTTGGCGTGATACTGGAAGTTTCACATATTCGACCGTAACGGTAGCTTCTCCGGTTGCACTGGCAGTACCGACAACATCCACCACAATAGCCATTGACTTAGATGCTGTGAGCTGACGGTTATTGTACGCAATACCCTTGACTGCATCGATAGTTGTTTGAGGGATAAAGCGTTCTAACTCCCCTTCGATACCGACAGATACTTTATTATCCGCATTAGCGAACGCAGTATCTACGGTGACATTTACACCAACAACACGGAACCCCTCACCGATCCCCATGAAGTCGTATGTCTTTCCGACATCGGCTCCACTTACGGCAAAGGTAATCGTACCGTTGTCGCGAATTTCACGTTTTTTACGTTTTACTGTAATCATCATCTACTCCTTAACGTCCGGTTGAAGCGACAACCGCAATCACACCAAAATCTTTACCGTCGAACATTGTTCCGGCAAGCAACCCATCATTTTGATCGGCATCATATTTGGTTTTTGCAAGCCCGCACACGCGATCAACACCTGCGTGCATATAGCGTGGGTCTTTTGCATCCGGCCACTCATAATATGCGATCCCCTCATCGAGTACCATTTGAGTAGAACACGCACCGACGAGGAGATTAATTTCTGTCTCTTGTCCGGCAGCTCCGGCATAGGTAGATAGATCGAAATTTTTGACATTTCCGAAACCGTTGAATTTTGATTTGGAGGTCAAAATACCTGATTGGCGTAATGTGTCTGTTTCAACATTGAGAAGCAATACCCCACTATGAAGCCCAAGTGCTCCGGTAAAAATAGGATTTTCTTTGCCGCGTAATGCTGCGAGTTTTCGTGCCTCTTCCCAGTTTGGGTCTCTTCCAATGTGCATAGCACTGTGAGTTCCGACAAACATAATAAAGATTTTTACATCATCATAAAAGCCCAAGTTCTCATTTTTAAGAACTGTTACCGGCATCAATGGCGGAACTTCATTTCCCTCTGCATCAATACCGAGCAATGCACGGTTTTTAGCTTCATCGACATCTGAAGTTGTCAATACATCCGCTTTTACGATATTGGCTGTTGTTTTATCAGTATGATGCCCACACGCCAAGATGTTCGTTGCATTAGCTGTATTGACGCTAAAGTAGATTTTGTCGAACTTCATAGTAGCCCAGTTGGTCAAAGACGTTTTAGCCCGTGCTTTAAACTTGACTGCTCTACGCGTGTTTACGATTGACTCTTCACTCGGTACTGAATGTTGAAAACGATCGATTACAACAAGCATTTTGATGTCTTTAAGCTGCTCTTGTGACGCTGAAAAATCGACGTTTCCGGTTGACCCTGAACCTGTCAATACATCTTCCATCTTAACACTAACATGGCTTCCGACTTCACTTGTTTTTAGTGTAACCGATACGATCTTTGTACGGTCATTTTCGTTAGTAGCGATAAACGGTTTAATCTTTGACTTCCGCATCATCTCTTTGTTAATGTTACTACTTGTTGTAACAACTGTGTCGGTATCAGATAAAAAATCTTTTGCCGACTTTCCGCTGAAAATATCACCCATGGGACGCTCCTTGTACTTCATGCCTTAAAAGCATTTTTTATTTAATGCCTACCCTAAGGAAGATAGCAAGAGATCGCGGGGCGACACTTAGGGATAGGCTCCCCCGCACTTGCTACCCACCTTAAGGTAGGCATGACACTTTTATTTTTTTTCGTTCTCAGATTCTTCGCTAAACCCTAACGCCTCAGAGAGTTTCCCATCGACGATCAAATCCATGGACTTATCTTCTTGGCGTTCGTTTTTGATATGATCTTGAACTTCTTTAAGACGTGCAGGATCTTTCAAAATAGCGATAGCACGTTTCAGCGCACGCACATCCTCTTTAATCTCCCACTCATCCCGTTTTGATACTCCAATAACGTCACTCATAATTCACATCCTTTAGTTTTTTAAATCCCCAATGCCTTGTGAAGCTTCTCCTCTTCACTGCTCATCGCATCTTCGATGGTTGCAGTGTCGAGTATCTGCCGACGCACATCGTTGACATCGGGAATCTTAGGGGGATTTTGCTGTTGAATATTAATATTATTGGATTCTAAATATTTTTGGAATGTTTTTTCATATACATCTGCATAGCTCGAAGATGATGTGTGAATCTCATCTTGCTGTTCTTTATTCAGCTTGTTAGTGAAAAACTCAAATACTTTGTCAACATCGAGGTTTGGGTATTTGGACGCAACCGACATCAGAGCACTTCGACGCTCTTGAACACCGATCAGCTCTTCCTTTTTGGATTCGAGTTCTGCGATGGTAGCGGCGGGGGAGTGCTTCGCTTCATACGCTTTTGCTTTTTCGTTCACGATCTTTAGATAAGCGGGTTTATCGCTAAACTCCAACTGCTGTTCTTCTTCACTCAGTTCATCTTCGATCTTGGTATAAAAATCGCCGACATCGACGGTTTGTTTTTGGAGAGATTCGATCTCTAAATCGATTTTCAAAATCTCTTTGGTAAGTGCGTTATTTTGCTCAGTGGATTGTTGAGCGGTGGATGTGTCCGATTCACTTGGTGTTGTGGTAGCGGGTGGAGTAGTTTGCTCCGGTTGCTCTTCTTGTTCAGTTCCGGAAGTTTCTACCTCTGCACCCTCTCCTAAGCCGACAATACTATCCAAATGATCGACGATTGGATTATTCCCTTGTTCTTTTCCCATAGTGTGTCCTTTAACGATATTTCATGTTAAAGTATTCTAATGTTAAAAAATCAGCTAAGTGGGCGGTTAAAAAGAGAGTTTTACTTTTTTATCCCGAAATTGAGTACACTAAATCCTCTATCCCCCGCGAGAGTTCCAAATCTTCTGAAAACTTCGGGGTTGGCTAGGGTGGATGGGAGCGATGGAGAGAAGTTCTGATTATCCAATCCTAGAAAAACGGTAGTGTTTAGACTTCCGAGTGGGTTAAAGAGGATATTCCCCGCACGCGGAGAGTCATACATATTGCCTCCCGCCATCCAGTCACCTATCTCTCCCGCGGTATAGAGATTTAAAAAGGTATGTTGGTTTTGCTGTACCGATATCTGTGTAGATTTGCCTACATAAAACTCTCCTCCACTTCGTCCGAAATAGGGATCGGTTAACCAGTTACTAC